AGCAATTGGTATAGGTTCTGGGGCGTTAGCAGCAGATGATGGAGGAAATAGCACAATTGCTCTTGGAAAAGATGCTTTAAATGACCAAACTTCTGGTAATTTTAATTGTGCTGTAGGTGTTGAAGCACTTTCTAAAGTAACAAATACAGGCCAAAATATGGCTTTTGGTGTTTATGCTGGACGTTACACTACTGGTACTTCAAATGTTTTTGTTGGATATAGTGCAGGTGAAGGTGTAGACGGTTCAACTTCAGGCAGTAATAATGTAGCTATAGGTGAAAAAGCTATGGAGAATGCCACTTCAGGTGGTAATAACACAGCGATTGGTTATAGAGCACTTAGAAAAGTAACTACTGGATCCTCAAACGCAGCTATTGGTTATAACGGATTAACAAATGCTACTACAGCAAGTTACAATAGTAGCTTAGGGTATCAAGCTCTGAAGTCTTGCACCACTGGTAATTTTAACAGTGCTTTTGGACATAGCGCATTAGATAGTCTTACTACCGCCACTTTTAATACTGCGTCAGGTTATAACTCTGGTGAGAACCTTACTACGGGTGGAGGTAATAGTTTTTACGGTTACGATAGTGGTGAACATGTCACTACAGGTAGTGATAATACTTTAATAGGAAAAAATTCTGGAGGTTACGGAACTAATGCACTAGCAACTGGTAATAATAATATATGTATTGGTAAAAATTCAACCCCAAGTAGTTCGACAGTAGATAATGAAATAACTTTTGGTGATTCTCTTATTAATAAATTTAGAATACCTGGAATTGATTTTGTTCTTAAAGATAATGGTGGAACACCTACTGAAGGTCATGTATTAACAGTTGATGCTAACGGTGAAGCTGCATTTGCAGCGGCTAGCGGTGGTGGTAGTAGTGATTATGTTCATATATCAAATACAATTATATCTTCAGCAGTTTCAACTATAGAAATCTCATTACCTACAGGCTATGACAAATTTGAATTTATAGTTAATATGTATTCAGCCGGAAGAGCGCACGTTTACATATCATTTAGCGAAGATGATGGCGCAAGCTATATAGTTAATAATATCAGATTTAGCAGCCAAAACACTAGTTACTCATCTACCCTAACGTCCACAAGTACAAACTATAATGGCCCAGTAATGGTAGAAAGAGCTAAATATATAACAGGTTCAATAAAAATATTCAGGGCATCAGAAACGAGTAAAACTAGATTTCTTTCATATTTCAGTGGTTTAGATGGTGCATCTTCTAATGGATCTATACAAAGGGCCAGTGGAGTGTCTACTGCACAGACAGCCCGTCTTAATAAAATAAAATTTAAAGCAACCGGAGCATATACTTTTGATTCTGGTAAAATATCACTATACGGAATTAAGGACAGTTAACATGGTAAAAAAAATAATAGACGGTATTGAGTATGAGTTATCTGATGAAGAGATAACAACAAGAAATGCTGAACACGAAAGCATGAAACCTATGATGGCTCGCCAAGAAAGAGATATTCTACTTAGTGAGTCGGACGTGTATGCACTTGCTGACAGGATCACAGACGAATGGAGAACATACAGGCAAGCACTTAGGGATGTTCCAGCACAGGCTGGTTTTCCAGATAATATTACATGGCCTACAAAGCCTGTTTAAATCCTGTCGAAGCAATACAAAAACTTACAATGGAAGTTACAAAACTAAAATCTAATGGCCGAACGTACTACTGAAGAAATTGCAACTATTTTTAAAAATGCTGGAGATAGTGTTACTGTAATTAACACTCTTGCAGCATTACCATCATTAACAGATGACCAAAAAGAAGAAATAAAAAGAAACGTTGAACACCTTGAAACTATCAAGGCATACAAAAAAGAAGACGAAACTACATCTATCTGGACTACTGAAAATTTTAGTCAGCAAGACGCTGCTGTGGTCCTTGGAAAAACTAAGTATTAATTATGACAAAACCCACTAATGAAGAGTTAGAACAAGAATTAAAAACTTTAGAAACTAACTATCGACAAGCAATTCAAGTTCAAGAAAATTGTAAAAACAGATTTATTGCTATAAATGCAATACTAGCTGATAGAAAAAAAGAGGAAGAAGAGGAAGAAGATAATTGAATTACCAGTTTTATATTTACCAGAATCAGTAACATTACCTAGTTTTCAGTTTGAACTACCTAAAGGTGAAGTACCTTCGTACACTCCTTTAGTTATTCCTCCAAGTGATTTGCAAGCACCAGAAGGTGTGGAATCAGAAACTTCTGATGAGCCTGAAACTACTGGTATAAGACAGATTGATATACCAATTATTGATATCAAGATGCCTGTACCTGAAAACGAAATATTAATCACTGCTGGTACAACGGCTGTTGTATCAGTAGCAGCCACCCTTACAGCTACAGCTGCTTTTAAATGGGCAGTAACAGCTATGAAACCTTTACTTAAACAAGCAATTGGAAAAATTAGTAGAAGAAAAAAAGAAGGGGTTAATACACGGGTGTGATACACATGAAGAAAGATTGGAAGTGGTATCAACAATAGTTAGGTTAGGAGTTGTTATATGGAGCGGATTCATAATTACATTAAATTATGTAGATGTTCCAATGCTTAAAAAGTCATCCAGCGCAGCGGATATCACGTTCGTGGCTTCGATTTTTGCGGGCGGAATTGCCAGTTTCGGGCTGACTACTTCTAATGGAAAAAATGGAAATAATAAAGCACCAATTAAATGTTCTGAATGTCAAAAACTAATTAAATGAAGAAATGGATTCTTCTCTTAGCACTGTTGTCACCCGCAGTAACAAGAGCAAATACTGTCACGCCCAACTTTACACAGGGCAGTATGAACAGTACGACAACAACTACCCAAACAGTGAAAGAAGTCAAAAAGACACAGGTCTTCGGGGCAGCAGTAAAAAGCTGGTCTGGAACAAATGTCGAGCCTTCTTCAAACATTACAGCAGCCGATACAACATTTTCAGTCAAAGACGTAACCAAGCCTTGGACAATGGAAACAGTAACAAGAGCTGCCGGATTAGTAGAGCAAATAGACACCACAACAGATTGGACTATAAATACTACTACTACATCCTTATCGGTCTTCTCACAATAAGTCCTGTTTTAGCAGAAGAACCTGAAGTTAATAACACATCCAATCCCGTTGCAGCCGCGACAGGAAATGTCACAAATTCGGCAATTCAATTTCAGAATAATGGTGCTTCTTCCCGTCAGAACTATGGAAGTGGTATCTCATGTAATGGGTCAACTATGACCTTTTCACCCTTTTACATGGGAAACCACGTCAATCCATATTCTGAAAAAGAAGATGTTGCTGGATTACATCCTTCTAGTTATCAACTAAATGAGAACTGGGGATTTCAAATTAACTTTATGGTTCCTCTAGATAAACGCAGTCTTGAACAATGCAGAAGCATAGCTAAAAGACAAGAGGAAAAAATGCGATTAGATCACGAGCTTGTTCGTGCGCTCAAATGTGCCGAATTACAGCAAAAGGGTTTCACTCTGAGACCTGGATCACGTGTTGAACATATGTGTTCAGACGTGGTTCCAATTAGTTCACTTTACCCAAAATAAATAAATGTTAGCACTTCTAAAACCACTCGTTCTAACTGGTTTAAAAAGCCCTAAATTCAAGAAATTTGTAGTTGAATTATTAGAAAAATTAGTAGAACAGACTGATAACAAACTTGATAATAAAGCCTTAGAAATAGTTAAAAAAGGTTTGGAAATTGAATAATGTCCGATATGTCAGGATTGACCATAAGAGGTGGTCATAAACGCTCCACAAAAAGCGGTGCAGGGTTAACTCAAAAAGGAGTTAATGCTTATAGAAGGAAAAATCCTGGAAGTAAATTAAAAACAGCTGTTACTGGAAAAGTCAAAGCCGGTTCAAAAGATGCAAAGCGTAGAAAATCTTTTTGTGCTAGATCAAAAGGTTGGACTGGACCACGCGGAAAAGCAGCACGTAGAAGATGGAAATGTTAACTTATGGCACACAAATCAAAAGGTTCTTGTAAAAAAGGCATGAAAAAAGGAGGTAAGAGGTAATGAGCCTATACAGAAACATTAATAAACGTAAAAAAGCTGGTACTAGCAGACCTAAGTCTAAAAGTACTATTACTCCTAAAGCTTACGCAAATATGAAAAAGGGATTCCCTAAAAAGAAAAAAT